TGGGGCGAAACGTGATATGGTATCGCGGGTGTTACACATTTCGCAATTCGTAACACNCTGGCACGGTCGAGCACCTCGACCACGGCCTGGTCGAGCACGACGCGGCCGTCACCCAGGTCGCTCGAGCGCGGCTGGTGGTACGGTGCGACTCGGACCGCACCACCGATCGATCGATCGATTCAGTTCTATATGGCGCCGTTCGATCGGCCGAAGCTGGCCGGCGTGAGGCGATGGCCGACCGCAGCGACGATCGTGACGATCGAGAGGCCGACCCCTTGGGGCCCCCCGACGATCCGAGGATTGAACCGCACCCCCCGCCGGCTCGGGTCCCTCCCCTTAACCTAGCCCTCTTCTACGGCCCCCCATTTTTCGGTGTTAAGCTAGGTAACTTCGTTAGTTATGTTGTTGGGATACAGCAAAAGTGGTAAAGTGCCACTTAGCGAGGGGGATATTGCGATGGGTAACCTTCAGGATCGGTTGGACGGGTTAATGCATCGGGACTTGGCGGATTCTCGGAGCGACCGGGAGCGTCAAGCGGATGCGGTGGCGGAGGTTGTCCATGCGTTACTGGGTCGCGTGGCGGTTTTGGAGCAACGGGTACGGACGTTGGAGGATCGGCATGGCGTCGATTAGTTGGGACATAGCGATAGCGGAGTTGGAGGAGTACGGGTTGAGTGTACGGGCGATCAATTTGCTTGAGTTTCGCATGGGGGTGATTTACTTGCGGGATTTGCGGCATTACAAGCGTGACCGGATGTTGGATGGTCGTCGGGGACTGGGGCCGGTGTTGTTGGGGGAGTTGTATCGGGCGATGCGGAACTATGAGGCGGGTCGGGTGGTGAAGGGTATGGAGGCGTGCATGGGGTCATTGGACGTGGTTGGGAGCGAGGAGCGTCGGGAGTTGATACGCACGGGCAAGGTGAAGGTGGTGTGATGGCCAAGCAGCGGGTGGGGATTGTGGATGCGGTGGCGTGGGCCTCGGTGAATTACGAGCGGGTCGTCGAGGAGGACGCGACGGGGCGGCTGGTATTTCGGTGGGAGTCGGCGGAGACACCCCCGCCGAATGACTTGGCGAAGTCGTACATGAAGTTTGCGGCGAAGAATCCGACGCATTTCTTTTCGCAGACGGTGCCGAAGTTTTTATTGGGCACGGATGACGAGGTATCGGACGAGGTGATTCGGATTGAGCGGCGGTCGGTCAATGCGATTCGGTCGACGTTACAGGGGTATGCGGCGGTTTCGGGGGAGAAGTGATGGCGAAGAAGAGGCGGACGGCAGTGCGGGGGCGGCTGAAGGCGGGCAAGCACGCGGACTGTGCGTACTACTCGCCTCAGTATTGTCCGAAGGAGACGCCACAAGAGAACTTGGAGTGGCGGATTCGCTGGCGGGAGGCGGCGATTCGGGACAAGTGGGTTCAGCGGGACTTTCGGCAGGCGGCGTTTGACGATGTTCTTTTCTGGTTCAATGCGTTCGGGTGGTGTTTTGAACCTCGTGGCACGCAGAAGGTGAGGCCGTTCTGTACCTGGCCTCATCAGGACCCGGCGATTCTGGCGATGGACAAGGCGATGGACGACGCGGAGCGGACGGAGGAGCCGGTTGATTTGGTGGTAGACAAGAGCCGGGGTCAGGGTGCGACCTGGATGTATCTACTGGTCTTTCTGCGGCGATGGCTTCGCGACCCGATGTTCTCGGCGGGGCTGGTAACCCGCAACGAGAAGCTGGTCGACTCGGCGAAGGACCCGGACACGCTCATGTGGAAGGTGGTCTGGGCGATCAAGATGCTGCCGTACTGGATGTTGCCCGAGGGGTTCGACTTAACCAAGCACCGGAGCCTGTCGGACCATAGCCTGGCGAATCCGGAGAACGACTCGACGATTGTGGGTTACTCGGCCACTGGGGACGTGGCGCGTGGCGGGCGGAAGACGGTGTTTGCGATGGACGAGTTGGCGGCGTTCAAGCCGGGCGAGGATTACGCGGCGCTGAACAGTACGCAGCATGTGACGAACTGCCGGTTCCTGGTTTCGACCTACCTGGGGGATAGCGGGGCGTACTACGACGCGGCACAGCAGGACGGGAACGCGATCAAGGTGGTCCTGGACTGGCGGGAGAACCCGACGCAGAACCGGAAGTTGTATCGGCCGAAGGGGGCCGGGTTGTGGGAGATGTATCCGGGGCCGGGGAACAAGTTGACCAAGGCGGATCGGGCGTTGATTCGGGAGCAGCACACGAAGCTGGTCCGCCGGGGGTTCAGGATCGACGATACGATCAGGAACATCTGGTACAACAACCAGTGCTTGCGGCCTGGGTCCACCCCGAGGGGCATCGCACAGGAATTGGACCGGAACCCGCACGGATCGGTGGCGAAGGTGTTCAGTTCGGAGGTATTGGCGAGGGTGCTTCAGGAGAAGGCCCGTCCGCCACTGGTTCAGGGCTCGCTGGTCTACGACGCCGAGCGGGCTGTTGTGCGGGCGCCGTACCTGGTCGAGGGCGAGACGGGGGAACTGAAGTTGTGGCTGCGGTCGGGGCTCAATGGGACGATGCCCTGGGGAGATTACATCGTTGGGGCGGACATCTCGGCGGGTACGGCCGGGGCGTATTCCAGCAACTCGGTGGCGTGTGTGGTCAACCGGATGACCGGGGAGCAGGTGGCCGAGTGGGTCAGTAACTCGGTGGTCCCCGGGAAGTTCGCCTGTGTGTGCGTGGCCTTGGCCCGGTGGTTTCACGGGGCCCTCTTGATTCCGGAAGCCAACTTCTCGGCCGGCTTCATGAAGACCCTGGTTGAGGACCTGGCCTACGAACGGACCTACTACCGGGAAGTGGACGTGGTGGGGTTGCACAAGGTGACCAACAAGCCCGGCTTCTGGATGACCAACGATGATATTCGGCTGAAGGTGTTCGAGGGGATGCAGGAGGCGATGGCAGACGGCGCCTTCACCCCGCGCAGTGCCCCGATGATCGAGGAGTGCAAGCAGTACCAGTGGAAGGCCGGTCGGATTATCCACGTCGGGAGCACCAAGAGCGACGACGAGGGGGCGAAGGGGAAGGCCCACGGAGACCGGGTGATTGCGGCGGCCCTGGCCTGGTTCGGGTGTGCGGATACGCCGGCGATTGACGATCCGGAGGGGACCGAGACGGTCGCCCCGGAGGGCTCGATGGCGGCCCGATTACAGGAACACGACCGTCGCGAGGGGCGGGTAGGGGATCCTTGGTACGAGGCCGACCTTGACATTTTCCAGGAAAGTGGTGTATCTTGTCTTACTGACGCATGGAGTTAATTTAGGTAACCTTGACGCAGGGTAGAGTAATCGGTAGCTCGCCAGGCCCATAACCTGGAATGTGCGGGTTCAAGTCCCGCCCCTGCCACTTTTGACAATTCAACGGGCAACTTTACCGACCGGCCGGCCAGCCGCCGGTAAGGGGCCAAGCCTTCGAGAGGGCAGTACGGTGCCGTACCACCGTACTGCCCTTTTTCGTTTCTTGGCTGCCCGAAAACCAGAGGTGGACCCGTGGACCTGGAAAGCAAGTCCGACATCAATCGGTTGTTCAGCGCAATGGACGAGAGCCGCCAGGCCCTGCGCCCGTTCCGCGAGAAGCGTACCGAGATGCTCCGGCAGTTTGTCGGGTCCTACTATTCCAACGCCGGAGCCCCCCATGAAGTGCTGGTGAACCTGATGAACATGACGGCCGAGGTCTACGCGATTGGCCTGGCCGCCGAGAACCCCCGGGTCCGGGTGAGCACCGAGTTTCGGGACTTGTGGCCGTTCGCGTTCCGGTACACGAAGACGCTGAACGACTATCTCAAAGCGATGCGGTTCTCGCAGATTCTTCAACGGACTGTGCTCGATGCCTTCTTTACCTTCGGCGTGGCCAAGGTGGTTCAGGCCGAGTGGGAGTCGGTACAGCTTGAGGACGACGTTTGGGCCGACCCCGGCCGGCCGCATATTGTCCGGGTATCCCCGGATGACTTCGGCATGGACATGGGCAGCAAAGATATTCGCCGATGCCGGTTCATGTGGGACGAATACCGGGTGTCCTGGGATTCGGTTCGCAGTGATCCGTCCTACGACAAGTCGGTTCTGAAGAGGATTTCCCCCACGTCGAAGTGGGACCGTGGCGAAGAGGACGCCAACCAGATTTCGGCGGGCGCCCTGGTCGACGACGACGAATACGGCCCGATGATCGACCTGATGGACGTATGGATTCCGGAACTGGACGCGGTGGCCGTCTTTCCTCGACACGTCGAAGGCCCTCCGCTGAAGGTCGTGGAGGCAGGGCCGACCGGCGGGCC